CAATCGAGCCAAGAGTATAGAATCTCGCACGCGCGCAGCAACTTCAGTTTTCGAGTTTTCGTATTTTTGGAATTTCGTTTCTTTTGAAATTCCAGACACTTTAGCTGGGGGTGGTCTAGTATTACCCACCCCCCTAGTGTGTCTGTGCCTATAGACATATCTTGAAAAAAGCATTTAAAGACATCCCATGTACATATGCAGTACATCGTGTGAAGCAAATGACAGACATTGAGAGCGAAGACGACCTTGTACAGTTGGGAACCCGTGACGATGTACGTAGCCGCGGTTGGGTTTTTACCATCAACAATTACACTGAGGACGATGAAAACAATTGTTTTGATCTCCATTTGTCTTGTGTTTACATGGTTGTCGGGAAAGAGCGTGGTGAACGACGTGATACTCCCCATTTGCAGGGTTTTGTATATTTCCAGTCTGCTCGAACTTTTTCAGCAGTACGCGATAAACTCCCCCGAGCCCATATTTCAGTGATGCGTGGTACGGTTGATCAGGCCGCCGATTATTGCATGAAAGAGGGAGACTATTATGAACATGGTGTTCGTCCGATGTCTCAAAAGCGCAAAGGTGAGTGTGGAGCCGAGGCTATTGCTGAGCGATGGCGTCTAGCTAAGTCTGGTTCTTTTGAGGAGCTTCCTCCCGAACAGATTAAGGTTTATGAGTATATTTACCGTCGCTCTTTGGTGGTCGTTGATAGACCTGATTTGGACAATGTTTGGGTTTTTGGCCAATCTGGCTGCGGAAAGTCCCGGTGGGTTCGTGACACGCATCCTGTGTTTTATTCGAAACCCATGTCCAAATGGTGGGACGGTTATAATGGTGAGGACGTCGTTGTTCTGGACGACTTTGATCCGTCACATGGCAAGTTTTTGGGGTATTTTTTGAAAATTTGGGCTGACCATTATGCCTTCAACGCTGAGGTCAAGGGAGGCATGTTGAAAATTCGCCCAAAGACGGTTATCGTTACGAGTCAATACAGAATAGAAGATTGTTTTGAGAGCAAAGAAGATGTTGATGCGATAGTTCGTAGATTTAAATTACTTAACATGTAACTAACCATCTTTTGCACCTGCTACTAATGCGCCTGCTGTTTCTACGTACGTCATTTCGTTCGTTTCTGGGTTGACGTATGCTTTTCCTGTTCCAATAAAGCTGGGAGGCACTGACATAATCAATGAGCCTCCTCTGTTGAATCTTGTTACGCGTGCATATACTCGCGTAGTTTGCATTACGTCTATTTGTCCTGGTCCATAAGTTGACGGGGCGCTCGCAAAGGACAAATCTGCATCGAATATTTGCCCTCCATTCACTCTGAACAGTTCAAACGAGCTGTACTTCGGATGGGCATAAAACATGCGCAATTCTTCTGGATCAACCTCCGTGTTTATGTTTCGGTAAACAGTGATTGTCGTTGATTGTCCAGGTGTCAGACGAAATTTGCGCGCATGTTGAATCTTCCATACACTCTTCCACTTTCTCGCCCACGGTCCTACGTTGGGCATGGTTCCAATTTTGGTCGCATTTGGGGGCTCACCGAGTCCTATGTATGCGCCATCGGAAGTCAGGCGTTCAAAATAAAGCAATGGCGTTCTAAAAATGCTTTCTCCTCCGCCAGTGTCTGCGTATCTGGGAATCGCGTACTTTGGCCTTACGTTCCAGTAATCGACGTCGACCGTAATCTTTGATGTGTTCGTGATACGTTGTTCGATTTTAACACGGTTCACGTACATTTTTGAGCTCCAAGCCGTTTGAGATCCAGGTTGGTCGGAAGGTACGAAGTTGTACATATGAGCAAAATTCGTTCGGTCATCCGCTATGAGTCGTTGTGCATTTACGAGGTATTCGTCAACGTCTTCCGACTTTGTGTGACTATAGAGTCCCCATGCTTGATACCCTACGGCTGAGGTATATCTCAGAGAGTTCGTTCTGACTAACTCGTGTTCTGGCCAAAACTGGGTCACCATTGGGCTCAGTTTACGTTTCGTGCCTGAATAGAAGGATTTATCCGCCAAAGTTTCACCGTCTTCTCCCTCGAAGTTCTTGGGAACGACGGTTTGTTTTGCGCGTTTGACGACGGCTGTGGTCGACGACGTTGTTCGTTGACGCTTGCGTGTTGGACGCGCGTTTGCTTGACGACGTATGCGTCCTAGCCTTTTCGTGGCCATACGGGCTTTTTTCGTTTTTTGTCTGAGTCCTCGACGAGGTGGCATTTTTTTTCATGAATTGAATTGTGATTTCATGAAAAAAATAGAACCAGTGAAAAACGAAAAACTTCGGTCTCTCGCACGCGCGAAGCGCGACCACCCGCGAAGCGGGCCGCCCTGCCAGAACCCTGCTCGTGCCTGCCAGACTGCAACAATCGAGCCAAGAGTATAGAATCTCGCACGCGCGCAGCAACTTCAGTTTTCGAGTTTTCGTATTTTTGGAATTTCGTTTCTTTTGAAATTCCAGACACTTTAGCTGGGGGTGGTCTAGTA